CGGGAGTATGTACTCAGAGCTACGAATGTCCGCTGCGAAGCGGTACCACTCATATGGGAGAAGAAGACACACAGCATTGTAAGCCATGCAATCCGAAGCGCCCCTCAGATCGAGGGTCGCAATCTCCCCAGTTAGACTGCCTTGTAAGGCGGCTTCCTGATTCCTGCTCTGATCACGCAGGGTAATTCCCCACCGTGGCAAGCGCTCGGCTATGAATTCACCGAACGCGAGCTGAAACGGCAGGGCATGCGTGGGCTCACAAGCGATCCCTCGCTTCGTGCGCCAATTCTTCAGTACAAATTCGACACGGTTCCTTTCCGTGCTGATATACTGACACGCGTTTGGTTCTACCCCCATCGCTGGGAGTATCGACTCGACGTGACGACGGGCAGCCTTGGGCGCGCGCAGCTTACCTGAAACTTTCAGGAATGGCAGGGCACGCTTACGGCTTCGGTCCTCAGTTGCTCCTGACGTGAGCCTAATCCTGGCCAGGAGACCAGGAAGAAACGTCTGTTCCAGTGATCCGAGTAAGCCAGCGATATCTCGCTGCATCTTCGCAATCACCTCACCCCAGACCGGTACTGTGCGCGGGTCATCATGATCCGCAAACACATCTAGTCTGAGATTGGTAGCTTCGCACTTGGCCTCATACTCCCGAAAGGATTCGAGAGCAGCGGCTTCCGTGTGTGGGCCACCGAACGCCTCGTTCTTTGTGAAGAACGAAGAGACTTGCCGTAGAGCCAGCCAAACTGCTGGAATATGCGACTCGTCCACGTAGTCCCCCAGTTGCACGGGAGACAACTCACATACTGCCACGACACGCGAAAGATCGCGCGCGCGGAAGTGCCCGAGAAGGACGTTTGTTAGACGTTCCCCGAACACTTCGAGCCTGTCCTCGACAAACAACCTAGCGACGTGAAAGGGATTCACGTTAACCCGCTTGGGTTTTGGCCGGGCTTTGGTTTTCATTGCGAAATACCTGCTCCAGAGTGGAAAGGACGCGCTCC